GGTGATGTTCTTATTCTTGGTGGAGACATTCTATGTGCTCGCCACTTTAAGAAGGATGGTCCCCTTCATAAGGTCTATGATGACTTTCTGCAGAAGTGTGTAAAGAACTTTGATGAGGTTCTTTACATAAATGGAAATCACGAAGCATATGGATACAACTACGAAGGAACCTTTGATGTTCTCGCAGAACATCTACCAAAAGAAATTCATTATCTTGAGAACGACTTTGTAAAAATCAAAGATTGGGTATTTCTTGGAGCAACTCTATGGGCTGATTTTCGTAATGAGAATGCTCTGGAGATGATGGAGGCATCCAGATTTCTAAACGACTATAAGACCATTCGTATTGGTTCCAACTATCGCAAACTGAACCCTGAGGATACTCTCAAGTTTCATAAGAAGTCTAAACTATTTCTTCAGCAAAAGTTGGAGCAATTTAAGAATAATAAGGTCTGGATACTCACACATCACGGACCATCTTATCAATCGGTTCATCCAAAATATAAGATGGAAACTACAAATGGTTCTTATGTGAGTAACCTTGATGATTTGATTTTGGATCATCCTCAAATCAAATACTTCTCACACGGACATACTCATTCTTCTTTTGACTATAAAATTGGAGAATGTCGTATTATATGTAATCCTAGAGGTTATTATTCGGGATATAATACTTCTGGTCTCAATCTAGATTTTGACCCTAATTTTGAAATTGAAATTTAAATCATTATGGAATTTCCAGACAAAAAACAATTAGATATTATGTGGAGTGTTTCTACTAGTTCCGCAATTGAAACTAGAGAAAAACCTCATAGAATTTTTGCTAAACTTTTATATGATTATATTACTAATAAAGATATAGGTGTAAAATTAGGCGATAAATAATAATACCTGATGATACGGCAATTTCACAGGTTGATTAGGTGCTTTCGGGCACCTTTTCTTGTATAAATACTATTGCCGTATCATTAGAGTAGAAATGGTAAATCCTAATAGGTTTTACACTTACGCATATTTGCGGGAAGATAAAACTCCTTATTATATCGGCAAAGGTAAAGAAAGTCGAGCATATAAAAGAAGTAAAAAAGACATAAAACCACCAAAAGACAAAACAAAAATAATATACCTCAAACAAAATCTAACTGAAGAGGAAGCATTTAAGCATGAAATCTATATGATTGCTGTGTTTGGTAGAATAGATTTAGGAACTGGTATTCTTTATAATAGGACTAATGGTGGTGATGGTTGTTCTGGTCTTATTCATTCGCCAGAAACAAGAGCAAAATTAAGTGCCGCAAATAGAGGAGAAAATCATCCTATTTATGGTAAAAATCGTTCACCAGAAACAAGAGCAAAATTAAGTGTTGCACGAAAAGGAAAAAATAATCCCAATTATGGTAAAACTCATTCACCAGAAACAAGAGCAAAAATGAGTGATGCAAAGAAAAATATGACATCAGAAACAAGAGCAAAATTAAGTGTTGCACGAAAAGGAAAAAATAATCCCAATTATGGTAAAACTCATTCACCAGAAACAAGAGCAAAAATTGGTGCTGCACGAAAAGGAAAAAATAACCCTATGTATGGCAAAAAGTGGTGGAATGATGGTTGTGGAAATTGTAAAATGATGATAGAATGTCCTGGTGATGGATGGAAACCTGGAAGGAAATAAGGACACTTGAAAAACTGGCACAGAGGGGTTCCTATAAGGACCCCTTTCTGCTATAATTACCTTATAAACAAAAACACCAATGAAACGCAAAGTAACTGTAAAACCTAAATCCAGTAAGGCAAAGAACACCTTTGTGAATACTCTCAATAGTAATCCAATCTTCACAGTAGAGCAGGATAAAGGAGATGGTATGCTGTTTCTCGCCAGTGAGAATCAAAAATACTTCTTCTGGGTCAATGTAAGCAACGATTGTCATTGGGAAACTGAATGGGAGGTAATCTAATGAAAGCTAAAACTCTTGTCATTTTAGAAATGGCAATTGAAGCAGGTGTCAAGAGGGGTTGGCACCGAGCACACAAACATATTGAGAATCCAAATGAGGCAAGCATTTGTGACAATATAGAAGAGTGTGTAATGTCCGAAATCTACGAATACTTTACTTTTTCAGATGATGAAAATCTTTGATTTTTTCACACAATATGACTATGGAAGAGATATATACTTCACCATAGGTCAGTTTAAGAACTTTAATATCATAGACGCACAGTTCCACAGTTCATCATATTGGGATTGGGAACCAAATATTCGCTTGTCTTTGAGTTTCTTTGATGGTAGTATATTCTCATTCGGTATTGGGGTTCTGTCCTTTTCTTTCAGTATGAGTTTTATTCCTTATCGGTGCCCTATGAACCTATCTCATATCAGAGAACTATGAGAAATCTTATTTTGTCTCTTTGGCATCGTTATAAGTCGTGGAGATATGAACGCAGATGCCTTAAATACTTTGGAGCAAAACCAGAAACGATTTATATCTCAAAAGAAGCATATGATGAACTGATGAGAAGAATTAATGAACCACCAGACCCAAAAACGATAAAAAGTCTTCGTAAATTATTAGAAAGGAGAACACATTGGAATGAATAGATTAACAATTTTTAGGATTGCGGTGATTGTAATAGGGTCTAGTATCTTGATATTTTCTATGATGAGACCCAATAAACCGGCAGAAGCACAACAATATAAAAGTAACTTTGAGGTGATAGACAATTATAAAGGTTGTGCTGTCGTGAGATATGCCCCCCCAAATGGAGCAAACTATCACTATTTCTTGGACTGCCAAAAATGATTGAGGAACATTTTTTAACTTGGTTTAATAGTAATGTATCTTCCTACACATTCTTGAGTGAATATTTTTATGGTGATGTGGAAGTTAATGATGAGAAATCAAGAAAAGACTTGATGTATAAGTGGCTACTTGCCGCTTATGAAGAAGGATACAAATGTGGGCAAGCAGAAACTCCAAAATCGTGCTATAATACCAGAACAATCCCAAAGGAAAATGCCAAAGAAAAATCTTGATGTGATTCCGGAGTTTAAGTATGAGGGGTTTCCCGTCATTATAATTCATAGAGAAGGCAAAGACCTTGCCGACATTAAAACCTGTTATTTTGATTCTTTGTTGAATGCCGAAAAATACATCGCAAGAAATCGACTTACTAAAAAAGACTATCAACTATACCAAAAATGACAGAAAGAGCACAGGAATTTATGAATTCTGTATGGGAACATCGCAATAATGGTGCGAATACCGAAGAAAAATTAGTTGCGGCAATTTTATTTCTTGCCGCAGAAAACATAAGGTCCTATACGGCACAAAATGATTTGATTGTTCTGGATAAAAATAACCTCATAGAACTTGCGGAAGAACTAAATGCTTGACATTCGTAAGATTATGGGGTATTTTGATTCAAAATATCCGGCACTGGACCCCACAACACCATTCTTTGAGTTTTTATCTTACTGTGAGTGTTGTAAAAGTTTAGATATTAAACCATCCGTTCAGCGTTTTATGAGATATAATCGATACTTAAAAGAAATCGGAGTGATTGTATGATAGGATGGTTACATAACTGGGGATATGAGGAACAACTTCCAATTGATGATGTTTATAATCGTCTTGCGGTATTAGAAGAGAAATACTGTGCGGCACTTGAGGACATTAAAAGATTAGAAGAAGAAAATATTGAGACCTCAAATCTTCTTTATGAAATTATGAACTCTGTGGAAGCAGTAGATGCTCGTATTGATATTTTAATGGAAAATCATTTATGACTGAAAAAATTGATTCGCTTAAAATTACTCAAAATAATGATGGATCCTATGAGATTAACTGGGACAAAGAAGACCCTATGTGGTGTTTTATGAATCACTTGACTTCTGACGAGATTCGGATTATGATACAACAAGCAATTCAGGAGATTAAAAACACAAATGACACTTAATTACAACCGCGTGTGGACAACGCTAAATGAATTAGAATCTGCATCATCAAAAATCTGTAGTGCCCGTGAGATTCTGGATAGTGCGATTATCTCACTTGAATCCGGAAATCGTGAAAAAACAGAAACTCTAATGTATGCCGTAGATGAGTTTCTACAATATTATCTTGAAGAGTTTGACCGAAAGTTTAAGAATGCTTGGGATGAAACTGTAGTCAAACTCAAGGAAAAAGAGGTGGATGATTATATGCGCCCTTGGGGGCATAGTGATATGGAAGCCCTTTCTCAATATACAGATGAAGAAATGGATGCGATGTGTGATAATGCCGCAAAAGAGGATAAGGTAGTTCGTTGGCGTCTTCCCGTTGAAATGGACCCGAGTGGTGAACACTTC